AATCTAGAATTCCATTGGTGACTGCTGGCGTGACCAAGGAAACAGTCGGAGAGTTTTGGCGTAATCAACCATTTGATTTGGAATTGCCAAACATCAATGGCGTGACATATCACGGCAATTGCGATCTTTGCTTTCTAAAGGGCGGCTCTCAAGTGCTTTCTCTAATTGCAGAAAAACCAGAGCGTGGTATATGGTGGGCAAAAATGGAAGCATTGGCATTGGCATTGGCATCCAAACCAAGCGGTGCGATATTCCGTTCCGATCGCCCATCTTATGCATCAATGATTAAATTTGCCGCAGAGCAAAAAGATATGTTTGATTCAAATGAAGAATCAATTGCTTGTTTTTGTGGAGATTAAATGAAACCAGAAGAAGCCGCGCAAGCCATACGAGAAAAAGCGCCTGCCTACGGTGAGGCCAAAGCCCAGCGGGTATATCTTGAAGAATTTCGTAAAAGCCAAAAGGCTTTGTTAATGAAAGATGCCCTAGAAATGGGCTTTGAAGCGGCAAACGCACAAGAGCGGGAAGCCTACGCCGACCCTGTATATGCCAAACTGTTAAGGGGACTGGCTGCGGCAATTGAAAAAGAAGAAACGCTAAAGTGGGAAATTGAGGCGGCAAGGCTTGATATAGAGATTTTTAGAACTAGAGAAGCAACCAACAGACTTCAAGACAGGTCACATCAGTGAAATGCCCAGAATGCGGGACTTGGACAATAGTCAAAGAAACAAGAACATCCAACGGCAACACACGCAGGCGGCGGCTGGAATGCGCCAATGAACACCGATTCACCACACTGGAGACAATAATTGTTTCAAAAACACGAGTACGTAAGGTCAAAAAAACTGCTGAAACTGGTGGCGGGGCTTGAATGCCAATCCTGTGGTTCAGGCCATATGGTGCAAGCGGCCCACAGCAATTGGGGCGGCGGCAAGGGTCGAGGCATTAAGGCTGACGACAATCTGGTGGCGGCATTGTGTTTAAAGTGCCATTACGACATTGACCAAGGCAAAGATTTAAGCAAAGAAGAACGGCAAGAAAAATGGCAGCAAGCCCACATTGCTACGGTTGCAAAACTTTACAACCAAGGTTTGTGGCCTGTTGACGTACCCATTCCAGCGTTTACAATTGAGGCGCAGTTGTCTCCTTTGCAGGGGCTGTGACCCCTGCTTTTTTTAGGGTAAATATGAAAAAAGACGTTGCCGACTTCATTTCAACGATGTTCCACAGCTCTACGGTGACGCACTTCATGCACCTAGCGACTGATTCGTTTTCTGTCCACATGGCGCTGGGGGCTTATTACACCGAAATCATTGACTTAGCAGATCAGTTTGCCGAGGCTTACGCAGGGTGCTACGAAAAGATTAAGGATTTCCCTGAAAACTTTCACAACGCTAAAGACCCTGTTAAGTACTTAACCAGCATCAAGGACTACGTTTACAAAAACCGTGAAGCCTTGCCAGACGATACCCAGCTCCAGAATATTGTGGACGAAATAGCGGCGCTGATTGACACAACCTTGTACAAGCTGACACTCAAATGATCAGGATATTCGCTGGTTATGACCCAAGGGAGGCTATTGGCTACCATGTGTTTTGCCAAAGCCTGATTGAGCGCACCAGCGAGGCCGTGGCTATTACGCCATTTTTTGGTAAGCAGCGGGACGGCACAAACGCATTTATCTACCAGCGGTTTCTAGTACCTTACTTCACCAAGTTTACAGGCAGGGCCATATTTTTGGATGCCAGCGATATGCTGATGCTGTCCAACATTGATGACCTGAGTAAGCTATTTGACCCGACCAAGGCTGTGCAGGTGGTCAAACATGAGTACCAGACCAAGCACCCAAGGAAATATATCGGTACACCGATGGAAGCGGCGAATCGGGACTATCCCCGAAAGAACTGGTCAAGTTTAATACTTTGGAATTGCGAACACCCCAGAAACAAGGTATTGACACCAGATTTTGTGGACGATCACAGTGGATCAGATTTGCATCGTTTCGGTTGGTTGCCTGATTCACTTATCGGTGAGCTACCAAAAGAATGGAACGTGCTGGTAGGTGAACAAGAAAACAAGAACGCCAGAATTGCCCATTACACGTTAGGCATTCCCGAGTTTGACCATTACCAAAACTGTGATTTCAGCAAGCAATGGTTCAATACCAAAAGCCGCATGATGAACGGCTTAATTAACATGAGGGAGCCAGTCGATGCCTAGCCATTCTGCAAAACAAGCGGCTTTCATGAGAGCTGCGGCCCACAATCCTGAGTTTGCAAAAAAAGCAGACATTCCTGTCAAGGTTGCCCAAGACTATGCGGCGGCTGACAAAAAGATGGCGCTGGCGAAAGCCTTGGCGAAAAAATAATGGCTGATTACCGAGACTTAGCTGCGGCGCTTGGTGGTGGGTATGGTCAAGACACAGGCGGCATCACGCCTGACACATTGGCGGCATTAAAAAACAAAGCCAAAACATCTGATTTGCTTGGAATGTTGAAGGTTGTGGGGTCTGGGACTTTAAGCAATCTAGAATCTTTAGGGCGTGGCGGCTTATCGCAGTTTTTGGGTGCGCCTGTGGATACCGCAAATACTGTTAGAACACCTTACCCAATGGAAGTGTTTGGGGATGTGAATTACACCCCTGACAAACAACTGCCTGGTGGGTCTGCTGACATTTTGGGGATGATGCCAAGGGTAACAAAACCCAGACCAGAAACGGCTGGCATGGAAATTATGGGCGGGTTTATGGCCCCAGCCATTGCAAAGGTAATGAAACCTGCGGCAATGGCTGCTGGCAGATTGGCGGGGCAAGAGATTAATGCCGCCATGACAGGCCAGCCCACACGGTCATTGTTGGGAGACATTACACCCAAACCATTGATGGCGGTTGAGCCGCAAATGCAAATGGCGCAAGCTATTACAAAACCAAAAGCAGAAGTATCGCCACTAGGGTTTTATTCTGCGGTAGAACAGCAGGCTTTGAATATTCCTAGAAAGCAAGGCACAGGCGCATCATTTCTTAATGAGTTGGCAAAAGGTCAAGACGTTAAAAAGTATGAAATGGAGACTATGGGGCTGGATGAGTTTTTGAAAAATAAACCCAACGTGACTCGCCAAGAAGTGCAAGACTACATTGCCAATAACCGTATTAATGTGCAAGAACGTCAATTAGGTGAAAACATTGCAGAAGACCCTATTGGAATTGCTCAGCGCAAAATTGTGTTTGATAAGTATGAGCCTGAAATACAAGGTTTGTACAATGAAATGCAACAATATGAAACAAACATAATTAATTCTAGAAATTTAGCAAGTAAAAATTATGCTGAAGCTCATGCGGCATTAAACAAGCCAGGCAATCCGCAACCAACACCTACCCCGCAAGATTGGGATAATTATTATGCAGCTAAAAAAGAATTGGAAAGAGTAAATCAAATTCCATTAGATTCTAGAGAATTTGCACGAAAATTAAATACTTTGCGGGATGCAAGGGATGCAGAAGCTAATGCGGCATACACAATACCAGAATCAGAGCCTACTAAATATGAAAAATATCAGTTGCCAGGCGGTGAAAATTACCGTGAAATACTGATGACTTTGCCAAACAAGCCAATGGACGCAAGCAAGGCAGCAGAAAACTATTACACACAATTTGTTAAGCGAGGCGGTGAGCCAGATTGGGGGCAGCTTAATCCTGCCAAACAGCAAGAAATAATGAATTCCATGCCAGCGCAGGCTAAAAACGCATCAGCAGCTCCAGAATATAGGTCTAGTCATTGGGACGAGCCAAATGTTTTAGCCCATATGAGAGTCAATGACCGTGTGGATACTGACGGCAAAAAAATGTTATTGATTGAGGAAATTCAATCAGATTGGCATCAAGCTGGTCGAGAAAAAGGATATGCAAGCCCCGCTGATAAAAAAACATTAGAAAATGAATTGAACAATGTTGCTAATGAAAGAAAAAATTTGGTAGCGGAACTTTCCAATTACGAGCAACAAAATGGCTTTTTATCTTTAGAAATGCAACAAAGATGGGATAAATTTAAAGAAAAAGAAGATTTGCTCAAACAAAAAAATAAAGATTTTTCAAGCCAGCCACCTGATGCGCCATTTAAAGAAACATGGTATCAACTTGCATTAAAAAGGGCGCTTAAAGAAGCTGTGGACAAAGGTTATGACAGGATTGGTCTGACTACTGGGTCACAACAAGCAGAACGATACAATCTTGCCAAACAGGTAGATGAAGTTATTGCCAAACGCAATCCTGACGGCTCTTTTAATTTAGATGCAACTTTGGTTAATGGCGGCAAACAGGAAACCATTGGCAAAAACATTCCTGCAAACAAATTGTCCGAGTACGTTGGAAATGACTTGGCTAAGTCTATGCAAGCGCAAGAAGCTGGCACAGATGTTTACAGCGGCGATGCCCTAAAAGTTGGCGGCGAGGGTATGAAAAAATATTATGATGAGGTTTACCCTGCTTTTCTTGAAAAACAAGGTAAAAAGTACGGTGCAAAGATGGGCGAGACATATATCAACACAAATGCCAAAGCACAAACAAAAGATCAGTTAGCCGAACAAATTTATGGTCGTGGAGAAACTTACAAAAATCTACCAAGTGAACAAAAGCGCAAAGTTGATGTAATGTTTTTAGACATGATTAAAGAAGAAAAAATACGCTATTTAGATATAACCCCTGAGATGCGTAAAGCAATTAAAGAGGGTCAACCTTTGGCATCAATACAAGATGAACTTGCTAAGGCTTTAGCATGACAACCGAAACTAAAGTAGTTAAAACTAGAAAGAAAGCAGGCGGTAGGTCTGCGGGTACGCCTAATAAGGTCACAGCGCAAGCTAGAGAGGCGATAGCGATGTTTGTGGATGGTAATGCCCACCGACTAACACAGTGGCTTGATGACGTTGCTAATGGCGTTCCCGAGGCTGACATAAAACCCAACCCAGCCAAAGCCTTTGAGCTATTCCAATCGGTGGTTGAGTACCATGTACCCAAGCTGGCAAGGACAGAGATCACTGGCAAGGACGAAGGGCCAGTGGAAATGGTGGTGACATGGGGCGGCGTGAAGTAATCCTGCCCTACAACCCAAGGGCGGCATTCATGCCATTCCATAACAGGACAGAGCGCTGGTCTTGTTTAGTGGCCCACCGCAGGGCGGGAAAGACCGTAGCGGCAATCAACGACCTGATTAAACGAGCCATCACTGAGGGCAACAGATCAGCCCAATACGCCTACATTGCCCCATTCAGAAGCCAAGCCAAACGAGTAGCGTGGGATTACATTAAGTTCTACGCCGCACCAGTCACCAAAGCCACCAATGAATCTGACCTGTCTGTGGAGCTGGTCAACGGCGCCAAGATCATGCTGTTTGGCTCAGATAACGCAGACGCTATGCGGGGCATGGGCTTTAATGGGGTCTACCTTGACGAATACGGCGACTTTAAGCCCAGCGTATGGGGTAACGTCATTCGACCCACACTGTCAGACCGACTAGGATGGGCGGTGTTTGGTGGTACGCCAAAAGGCAAGAATCAGTTTCACGACATTTATCGGGTAAGCCAGACCGTCCCAGATTGGTTTCTGCTACGCCTGCCTGCTACGGTATCCAAGATACTGCCAGACTCAGAATTGCAAGCGGCTCGGGCGCAGTTAAGCCAAGACCAATACGACCAAGAGTATGAGTGCAGCTTTGATGCCGCCATCCTCGGTGCGTTCTATGGTCAAGAGATGCGATTGGCTGATGATGAGGGCAGGATTTGTGAGCTACCGTTTGAGCCTGAAGCGCCTGTCTACACGGCATGGGACTTAGGCTATCGAGACGACACAGCGATTTGGTGGTATCAGGTAGTTAGGGGCGAGATTAGGGTCATGGACTATCACGCTGTTTCTGGCGCCAGCATTGAGCAATTGGCTGATGTGGTTAACTCTAAGGGCTACCGATACACCCGCCACCACTTGCCCCATGACGCTAGGGCTAAGACTTTGGCCTCGGGCGGCAAATCCATTGTGGAGCAGTTGGCAGCACATTTGGGTGGGATGAGTAAGCTGGCAATCGTGCCTGAGATCGGGATTCAGGATGGCATACAGGCAGTGCGGATGATCCTGCCCATCTGTTATTTCGACCCAAGCTGTGATGAGGGGCTGGAAGCGTTAAGGCAATATCAGCGGGAATACGATGAGGACAAGAAAACTTTTCGTCAAACTCCTCGCCATGACTGGTGTTCACACCCCGCAGATGCATTTAGAATGCTTGCAGTAGCCTATCGACAAGAGGCAAGGGATCAGTTACCGCCCAAGGGCAAGACCCTACAAACCATCACTCTTGATGAGCTGTGGGATTATGAGATGCAACACAGAGAGGAACGCATATGAGCCAGCCAGTAGCAGAATGCGGTGGATATAAGAACATCACCGCCACAGGCGCAGTCAGCACAGGCCCATGCCAGTTGATTGGTTTCTACGTTAACAGCACAACCGCAGGCACATTGGTGCTCCGCAACGGCGGGGCAGGTGGCGAGGTCATGAGTGGCACGATCACCCCAGCCATTGGCTTTCACCGATTCCCTGCCAACGTGGGCGTTAGTCTGTACGCCACGATTGCAGGTAGCGCATTAGATGTGACATTCTTCTTTGCCGCAGGTAGTTAATCATGACTGAAAACGGCGCATACGAGGGCGAAGACCCTGGCCCATACTGGCACGACCAGATTGAGACTGCGATCAAGATATTTGATAAATGGGAAAAGCGCGGTCAAAAGGTTGTCAAACGCTATCGGGACGAGCGTGATGCAATAGAAATGCCAAGGATGAAGTTCAACATCCTGTGGTCAAACATTCAAGTTCTGTTTCCTGCCCTGTATGGCAGACAAGCCAAACCTGAAGTCTCACGCCGATACATGGATCAAGACCCTGTAGGTCGGCTGGCCTCCACGATGCTCGAGCGCGTCATGGAATACGAGACCACACAATTTGGCGACTTTGACTCAGCCATGCGTGGTGTGGTGGAAGACCGCTTACTGCCAGGCCGAGGCACAGCTTGGATTCGTTACGAGCCTGTCATTGTCAATGAGCGCCCCGAAATCGAAGGGCAGATGGAAGAATCAGACGAACCGCAGGTTTATGACACGGTGGAAGACCCCACCGAGCGCATTGACTCAGCTCATTCGCCTATTGATTACGTCCACTGGTCGGACTTCTTGCATTCACCAGCTCGAACATGGGATGAAGTGTGGTGGGTGGCTCGCGCTGTCTACATGACCAAGGATGAGGGCATTGAGCGCTTTGGTGACGTATTTAAAAACGTCAGCCTGACCAGCTCAAACACCGACATGGATGGCAAAAATCCATTGACCGCCAAGATGACCTACGACAAAAAGGCAATGGTCTATGAGATTTGGAACAAGCGCAGTGGTAAGGTTTGCTGGATTGCCAAAGGTTATCCACAGGCACTGGACGAGCGTGATGACCCACTAGAGTTGGAAGAATTCTTTCCATGTCCCAAACCGCTGATGGCGACCACCACCACAGGGACAATGATCCCTGTCCCCGATTACTGCGAATATGAAGATCAGGCGCAGGAGCTAGACAATTTAACCCAACGCATTTACTTGCTGACCAAAGCCTGTAAAGCCGTGGGTGTGTTTAACGCCGAGTTCAAAGAGCTGGCTCGGATGTTCAGTGAGGGCGTGGATAACAAGCTATTCCCTGTGACCGCATGGGCGGCGATGTCGGAAAAAGGCGGCTTAAAGGGCGCTATCGACATGATGGATACCTCGCAGATCATTGTGACCTTGCGAGAGCTATACACTGCCCGAGAGCAGGTTAAGCAGTCGATCTACGAAATCATGGGCATATCGGACATCTTGCGTGGATCGTCCAAAGCACAGGAAACTCTTGGCGCACAACAGCTCAAGGCCAACTTTGGCAGCTTGCGTTTGCGTAGCGCACAGGGTGATGTGGCTCGATTTGCAACTGACATCTTCAGGCTTAAAGCCCAAATCATTTGCAAGTTTTACCCACCTGAGTTGATCGTGGAGATGTCGGGCATCATGAACACGCCCGAGGGTCAGAATCAGCAAATGTTGCAGGCGGCTATACAAATGCTGTCCAACAGCACAATCCGCGACTTCCACATTGCGGTTGAGGCCGATAGCTTGGCCCAGATTGATGAACAGGCCGAGAAACAAGGCGCACAAGAAGCTATCCAAGCAATCGGTATGTTCTTGCGTGAGGCGATCCCCATGATCTCCCAAGCGCCTGAGACCCTGCCAATGGCCTCTGAGATGCTGTTGTTCTTGGTTCGCAGGTTCAGAGCTGGTCGAGGGTTGGAAAGCGCAGTTGAGCAAGCCATGAAAGCCCTGCAAGAGAAAGCGGCGGCGGCGGCACAGCAACCACCACAGAATCCTGAGATGATGAAGTTACAAGCTGATCAACAGGCTGAACAGATGCGGATGCAAGCCCAAGCCCAGACCGATCAGATGAGGATGCAAGCAGACGCACAAATGGCGCAGGCACAGGCTCAGTTAGATATGCAAATGCAACAGGCCAAGGTACAGGCTGAAATGCAGTTGGAGCAGATGAAAGCTGAATTTGAGACTGCGAAACAGAACAATGAACTTCAAATTAAAGCCAGAGAGATGGCTGGAAGGGAAGAATATGAGCGATGGAAAGCAGAACTTGATGCAGCAACTAAGATCATGGTGGCAAGGATTGGCAGCAACCCTGGTGTCGATTTACCAGTCATTGAAGCAGCGTCTTCGCAAATAACCAACGAGCTGGGTGCGCCGATTGTGGATGCGGTCAACAAGATGGTTGAGATGCACGATCAGATGGCTAATATGCACGGTCAGACTATGCAAAACATCGGCGAGGCCATCAAGAAACTTGGTGCGCCCAAGCGGGTAGTCAGGGGTGCTGATGGCATGGTGATCGGGGTGGAGGCTGTCCAATGAGCTTAGTTCTTGCCGATAGAGTTCGGGAGACAACCCAAACGACTGGAACTGGAACTCTGACCCTTGATGGTGCGGTGCAAGGGTTTCAGCCGTTTAGCGTCATTGGCAACAACAACACGACCTATTACACAATCAACCGTGGATCGGAATGGGAAGTTGGGATTGGGACATATTACGGTGGAACGCTGTCTAGAGACACGGTTTTAGATTCGTCTAATGCCAAATCAAAAGTTAACTTCAGCGCAGGCTCAAAAGACGTATTTGTCACTTATCCTGCGGAAAAGTCAGTTAATCAGGATGCAAACAATCGAGTATTGATTCCTTACACAAGTGGCACGACTAATGTTGGGTCTTTAAATGTAGGCAATGCTACTGTCCACACAGACTCGGGCGTGATCGCGGGTTTTACCGCAAGCGAACCGTTATATCTATATACAAGCCTGCAAAACACAAGCGCCAGCAACACCAGCTATGCAAGTTATGCGGTCAATGATGGTGGACATACCGCCTATGCTGAATTGGGGATAAATAACGCTAATTACAGTTATTCGGCTGCGGGGTTTCCTAATAATGGGTTTTCCACGCCATTGGCAAGTTTTGTGGAATCTTTTGGTGGCCCTTTAGTTTTAGGGTCATGGGATAGTCAAAAAATCAGTTTTATTGTTAACGGCGCTGTAAATACCGCAGACGCAATGACAATTGAAACCACAGGCGCAGTAACAATTCCAACAGCGGCAATTACTGGCGGTGCAATCAATGGCGCAACAGTAGGCGCTACAACCCCTGCGGCTGGTACGTTTACCACGTTGATTGGTGGCGGTGGTTCTGCTAACTACGAACAGATTACAGGTGGCGCAACTGGTAAGGCAGTTCAGTTTCAATCGCTTGGTAGTGATGCAAACGTATCTTTAGCTATTCAGAGCAAGAATACAGGCGCTATTGACCTTGCCGCTGGTTCAAGTGGTGTGAATATCAGCAATGGCGGTACTGTTACTGCGCTGACAAGAACTGCAAACGGCAGTGCTTACACAGGATTTCCAAGCATTGCTATTTCAGTACCTACTACTGCTGGCGGCGTTCAAGCAACAGCAACTCCACAATTAGTTGCGGCAAATGGTACTGTTGTTTCTGGTGGTACAGGATATACATTAAACGATGTTTTAACAGTTACAACATCTGGCGGTAGTTCAGCAATTACTTTGACAGTTACTGGAGTAAGTGGAGGCGTAGTAACAACTGCAACAGCCAATTCAAGTGCTTTAACTACCATTCCATCAGGAACAGTTAGCGTATCAGGTGGCACTGGTTCTGGCGCAACATTTAACTTGCTTTATGTAATTGCCGCTACTTTCATCATCACAGCCGCTGGTTCAGGCTACGTTGAACAACCCACAGTCACATTCTCAGGTGGAGGTGGCTCTGGTGCGGCGGCTTACGCTACTGTGGGTGGTGGTTCAATTATTCGTGCATTGGGTTTAACTGGCACACAGTCATTGGATTTTTATACTCCAGCAGGCATCAACACAGGCGTACCCAATTTTAGATTGCGTGACACAACTGGTGATTCATATTGGACTTCATCCAATCAATCGGTGGGTGCTGTTTTAACAGCTACTGGAAATGCAAATGCTATTGCTTTTATTAATGCAAATGGCACAGGTTATGTGACTTTACGCACTGGTGGCGGTAACCAATATGAGCAATTGCGGGTATCAAACACCACATCTTCTGTTGATTACGTACAAATAACTGGCGCAACAACAGCAAGTAAAGTGGTTGCCATTTCTGCTCAAGGGTCAGACACAGATGTTACTTTGTCATTAGCTCCTAAAGGCGCAGGAACAATCAGATTTGGCACATACACAGCAAGTGTATTAACCCCAACAGGCTATATCACTATTACTGATAGTGGTGGAACATCTCGCAGACTTTTAGTAGGATAAACATGGCACTCATCAAATCAATCATGACAGACTACGGCGTTCCAGCTTCATATTGGAACATCGGCGCAGTACAAGAAGACTTCAAAGGCCAAGGCACAGAAGTGACCTTTTACGGCTACGCATCCAAAGAAGCTCGTGATGCTGGCAAACAACCTTTGAGTGCTGGCAAAGTTCAGATTGCTGGTAGCGAATACGTGGTTGGTGCAGACCGTGCCGCCTTATACGCCATCATCAAGCAAAAGTCCGAGTTTGAAGGCGCGGAGGACGCTTAATGTTTGGATATGGGGCATTTGCTGAATTACCGTTTGCTACGGTTGAAAGCACAATTACCCCTGTCCCACCAGAAATATTACTTGGTGGACATTTTGGATTTGATGAGCGTGATAAGCGGTGGGAACAAGAAAAAAAGCTAGAAGCCCAGCGCAAGAAAAAGCTACATGAGGCCATTTTTGGTTTGCCGCCTGAAGTCAGGGAGGAAATAACCTCCGCACCAGAGCAGACCATAGAGATTGCGGCTAGAAACACAATTGATTATGATGCGCTTATGCAGCGGGTAAAAGAACTTGACAGACGCATCAAGTTTGAACGCGATGAGCAAGATATTTCACGATTATTGGAGTTCCTTTGAAACGCACTTGGGTTTATCCATCTGATGGCAGTCCAGCCTATGAGGTCACGCCAGACCGTTATTTCAGCGGTTCAATTACCTCAGTTCGGGGCGACATTGAGCCGTTTCGGTCACCAGATGGGGTAATGATTGAGGGCCGTAAACAATGGCGAGAACACCTTAAGCGCACCGATTCAATCGAGATGGGGCATTCAGATGTTAAGTATGCTCAAGCTGAGTGGAATAAGAAGAAACAGGCGCACAATGACCGATTGCGTGGTCAGGTGGCTATGGTGCAAGAGTTTGACCGACCAGGCGCACCCATTGCCCCTGTTAAGATGTCTAATCTCAACGTAGAGATGGCAAACAGATTGCACAACCGTCCCATGCCCGAGCGCAAGGAGATGATCAAAATGACCCTTGAACAGATGAAAAGGATGAAGTGATGGAAAACGAAGTTGTCGCACCCGACACAGTAGAAACACCAGCACCCGAAACCCCAGCGGTAGAAGCGCCCCAAGCAGAGCCGCAAAGCAGAGCCGATACGATTCGTGAGGCACTGACCAAGACCCCAAACAACCGTGGCAAACACGCCGCCACCCAACCCCGAGAGGGCGGTAAATTCGCCCCTAAATTCCCCACAGCAGAGACCGAAGCGCCTCAGATGGCTGAAAAGCCTCGGGCCGAGATGCCCAAAAGCCTGCGGTTGGAGCTGAAAGAACATTGGGAAAAAGCCCCTGCTGAACTCCAGCAAGCCTTTGCCCAGCGGGATGCCGACTACGAAAAGGGCATCAGCCAGTACAAAACTCGGGACGCAGAGGCTCGGGCCATTACTGAGCAATTTGCGCCCTACGAGTGGATTTTGCGGAACGAGGGAAGCACCCCAGCGCAGGCCATTGGCCCATTGCTTCAGACTGCGGCGCTGTTACGCACTGGCACACCACAGCAAAAGTCGCAGGCCGTGGCCCAGATGATTCAGCAATTTCAGATTCCATTGGATCAGGTGGCGGCATATTTTGGCGGTGAGACACCCCAACAACCAGTTGATTCACATTACAATCAATTAGCGCAACAAGTACAACAGCTCACGCAGCACATCACGCAGAGCCAGTATGAGGCGCAGAAACAGAATGAAAGCAGAGCACTCTCTGTAATCCAGCAGTTTGCGAGCGACCCCGCAAACGCGCACTTTGAGGTAGTCCAAGACCGTATGCTGTCGCTTCTCCAAGCGCCGCAGGTACTAGGTGACACAAGTCATATGTCCGAGCGCGAGAAATTGCAACTGGCTTATGACACAGCAGTGAGGCTTGATCCCTCGATCTCGCAACAGTTATATGCTCAACAGCAACAGACTTTGGCGGCTCAGAATCAACTTCAAAAAGCAAAGCAAGCAGCCGTTCAGGTTCGCGGCGCACCAGGCGCGGCAATCAGCGGCTCAATCAGTCAGACAGACCGCCGAGCTGTTATCGCAAATGCGTTACGGCAGGCAAATTTTTAAAGGAGTAAATCATGGCATACGCCAATAGTAATTACTCAGACGTTTTGGCAACCACCATTGAATCACGTTCAGGCATCGTTGCCGATAACGTGACCAAAAACAATGCGTTGCTGACTCGCCTGCGCGAGAAAGGCCGTTACAAGCCTTTCACAGGTGGTTCGACAATTTTGCAAGAATTGTCATTCCAAGCAAACTCAACCGCCATGTACTACTCTGGCGCTGAAGTGTTGAACATCTCCCCAGCGGATGTGATCAGCGCGGCTCAGTTCCCGATTAAACAGGCAGCAGTTGCAGTGACCATCAATGGTTTGGAAATGTTGCAAAACAGTGGCGAAGAACAGATCATCGACTTGTTCGATGCACGTTTGGACGTAGCTGAAGCATCAATCGAAAACTTGATCTCCACTGGTATCTACTCAGACGGTACTGGCAACAACGGCAAGCAAATCACTGGTTTGCAAGCTATGGTTGTCGCATCGCCCTCCACTGGTGTGGTTGGTGGTATTGACCGCGCCACTTGGTCATTCTGGCAAAACCAGACTTTCGACTTCTCTAGCGATTTGGGTGTTTCTGCATCCAGCTCCAACATTCAAACTGGTTTCAACCGTTTGTATGCAAAGACAAGTCGCGGCTCTGATGTTGTCGATTTGATCTTGTTGGATAACAACCTGTGGGGCTTCTTCATGTCCTCACTGCAAAACATTCAACGTTTCCCTGGCTCTAGCAAGATGGCTGAACTCGGCTTTGTTGCTTCCAAGTACATGAATGCTGACGTTGTTCTTGACGGTGGTATTGGCGGCAACATCCCCGCAAGTACTGGCTACTTCTTGAACACCAAGTACATTTTCTTCCGTCCTCACGCTAATCGGAACTTCGTTCCTATCGGTGATGAGCGTATGTCTACCAACCAAGATGCCATCGTGCGCTTGATTGGCTGGGCTGGTAATATGACTGCCTCGGGACTCCAGTTCCAAGGCATCATGACTGAATAAGGAGCACAAAAATGGCTGATTACGTCACCGATGGCAAAATTGGTATTGATTTGACCGCTACTTATGCGTCCACATCTGCCGGTTCAACTTCACTGTTCCCTGTTACCCCTGGTAGCAGAGTTACAACTTCAAATAACGGCGTGTACATTTTTGCTCGCGCCGAATCCGATATTGCAGCCTATGACGCTGTGATCATGAGCACATACAGCGATTCAGCGAGCCAAACTCCTGTACTTCGCGCTGTGCCTGTGACCACCGCTAATGCCGCTGCATTGGGTTACAACATGGTGGGCTTTGCCCAAAATGCCATCACTTCCAGCTACTACGGCTGGATTGGTATTAACGGTGTGTTGAAGGTTAACTTGCTGGTTGCTTGCAATCCTAAAGTGCCTTTGTACACCACTTCAACCGCTGGTAAGCTGGATGACACTACTGTGTCAGCCGGTTACATTCAAGGTATCGTTGCCAACACTTCTGCGACAAGTGCATCCGCACCTTATTGCGTGGTCAACAACGCTGGCTTGATGACTTCTAACCCAGTTTAAAGTGGATGCCTCCTCCTCACAAGGGAGGGGGCTTTTTAATGGCATTTGTTCCCCTAAAAATCATTGGTAAATGTGTCGCAGATGACGAGACACTGTTTGCAAACATGGATGCCGCCATTGCTCGGGGTTATCCGCAAATCACCAAATCTGGTGATCCAAAAGAAGATGTGATTGCGCTGGTGGCCTCTGGGCCAAGCGTAGCGGGGCAGATAGATACCATTAAAAAGATGCAAAAGTCTGGCACAAAGATTGTTGCCATTAAAGACGCGCACGATTGGCTGATTAGCCAAGGATTGATTCCAGACTATGCGCTGGCGATTGACCCACAAGAACACCGTTGGAATTGCTTTAAAACGCCGCACAAGGGCGTTCAATACATGATTGCAAGCCAATGCCACCAGTCAATGTTTGAGCACCTTGAAGGCCAGAATATTACGATCTGGCATCCATACATTACCAAAGGCCAAAACCGTCCAAAGAATTCCATGTTGATTGGCGGCGGCACAACTTCTGGCCTCAGAGCCATTTCCCTGTACTACGTCCTTGGCTGGCGCCACTTTGCCTTGTTTGGATTTGATTCTTGCAATGATGGCGACAAGCTCAGAGTTAACGGCGACCCGATTAAAGAGGCCGACAAGCTCAATGAGGTCAGGATTGACCCAAATGGCGAAACGTTTTACTGCAATGCTTCTATGGCGCTTCAGGCCGAGCATTTCCAGACCTATTACGATTACTTGCCAGACGCAAGGTTTTACCCATTTGGGCATGGCTTGATTCAGGCCATTATCAAAAAGCGGGAAGAGAATGCGGTTGAGTTGCAAGCACTGATTGACGCAGGCCAACAAAACAATGAGCGCACTTCATTCATTCATTGGGGTAATGAGAGTGCAGCAAGCTGGCGCTATCGGGCCAACATACCTGCGGGGGATTGGGCAAGCCTAAACGACCTGACCGCAGATACCTTGATATTTGCCAAGCCGCAGGCTAATGAGCTGATGGACATGGCCCGAGCCAAAGCCCGAGGTGCTTGGGTGGTGGTGGACTTTTGTGATGATCATTTTGATTGGCCTCACTACCAAGAAGCGCTACGCCTTGCCGATGCAGTGACCTGCGCCACCACCGAAATGGAAAAAAGAATTAAAGAGTTGGGCAAAGATGCAACTGTCATTGCCGACCCTTATGAGTACCCCGAGATGCCACCGCACTGCAATGGGGTTAATTTGCTATGGTATGGGCATCATGTCAACCGTGACAGCCTGCAACGCATACTGCCTGACCTTAAGGGTTATCCCTTGCGGGTTGTATCTAACTTTGATGGGGCAATCCCTTGGTCTAAAGAGACCATGCTGGAAGAATTTGCCCGAGCCGATATAGTGGTGATCCCTGCCACAGCTCCTTACAAGAGCGCAAACAGGGCAATTGAGGCGATTCGACAGGGTTGTTTTGTGGTGGCAGAGCCGCACCCAGCACTGGAGGGTTTCCCGATCTACATCGGCAACATCAAAGAGGGAATCGAATGGACAAAACAACAGGACATGACCGCGCTAATTACCAAGGCGCAGAAGTTCGTGATGGCAGAATTCACGCCTCAAACACTGATCGACAAGTGGAAGACCGCTACGAAACGGCCTATAACCTTGGATGCGGAAGCAAAAAATGGGACGGTTGGATAAACGTTGACTTGCACTCAGACATTGCAGATATTCAATGTGATCTGAGAAAGCTGGAGCTGGCAAGCAATTCTGCTGATGCTGTGGCGGCAATTCACGTTCTAGAGCACTTTTACGAGTGGGAGGTCTATGACCTGCTGACCGAGTGGAAACGGGTGCTAAAGCCAGGCGGCAAGATGATCCTAGAGCTTCCCTGCATGGACAAGGTGTTTGCCTACGTCACCAACTGCGTGATCAACAAAGAGCCGTTACAGCCATTTATGACCCTGAATGCGCTATATGGAGACCCCAAGTACAAGAATGAAGCCATGTGCCACCATTGGGGCTGGTTTCAGCGTCCATTGCGGGATATGCTAGAAACCGTGGGGATGCAGGATATTACATTTTCTGAGCCTCGCTACCATTTCCCATTTCGTGACATGAGGGTGGAATGCTTAAAGGGGTCTTAACTAACGCACAGCGCCATGACCAGATGGCGGCGGCGCTTCACCTGCCTTTGCTGAAAAAAAAGGGCAAGTTCAATGACCGCAGGATGTCTATCGTTTGCTATGGGCCAAGCCTTGAAGATACATGGAAGCAGATTAGGCGGCCCATGATGACGGTATCGGGGGCGCATGATTTCATGGTGGAAAGGGGCATCGTGCCTGATTTTCATGTGGACTGTGACCCCAGAGCGCACAAGGCGCAGATGTTGAAAAAACCTCAAAAGGAAACCAAATACCTGATGGCCTCAGTGTGTCACCCAGACTTTTGGGCGGTGCTTAAAGGCCAAAATGTTAAGGTATGGCATTTGGTGAATGGGGATGATTTGGAAACGGTGGCTTGGGTTGCCCAACACCACCCAGAGGGGATGGAAAGCCTGATTGGAGGCGGTTCTAGTGTAGGAATGAGAGCCATGAACGTGTCTGCTGCCTTGGGGTTTCGTAGATTCGATATTTATGGCATGGATTGTTCCTTTACAAAAAACCGTCACGCAGGCACTCACACTGGCAAGGAACAGACTAAAATTCTGGTCAGAGTTGGTTTGAGAACTTTCCAGACGACACAGCAGATGCTCCAAGCGGCAATAGAAATGGAGAAATTTCTGGAAACGCAGGATGCTGAAGTTGTTTTTTACGGCGATGGATTAATGCAGGAAACTGCTTTCAAACTCAAGGAATTAGCATGAAAAATGAAGTAGCTGGCTGGACAAACGAGAGCTGGATGGAAGACAACCGAGGCAAGATGGCTGTTTTTTTCCATGCCAAGCAAGTACAAAACGCATTCAAGACCGCACAAGAAAACCGCCCAATTTTTGAGGAAAAGGTGTTTATCAAGAAACTTGTGCCAGGCGATTCCACTCTGATTGTTGACCGCCCAATGCGTCCTGCTGACGTTGAAGAGTTTCCCATTGAGTGGGCTCGATACGAGCAAAAGAAAGAAAACCGTGTAGCTGGTACGCCATTGGATGCGTGGCCTGTGCTGAGTGAAACCCAAAAGGCTGAATTTAGGGCGCTTAACATTTTTACCGTTGACCAGTTTGCACAACTTCCCGACTCGGTGGGCAACAAGATCATGGGCTTTAATGACCTGCGTGACAAGGCTCGCACGTTTATTTTGGCGGCTAAAGATTCGGTAATGATGGATAACGTCAGAGCCGAAACAGAGAAAATTATGCAGACTCAGGCTGCTGAATTAGCTGAACTTCGTGCGATGATTGGGGAGCTGACAGCTAAGAAAGCTGGTCGGCCTAAGAAAGAAACCGTAGAGGAATGATATGAGCTACACACTGTTGCAGTTGGTCGATCAAATGTCGGCAGAGCTGGGTTTGTCCCAACCAGCGACAGTGATTGGCTCATCTAACAATCAAACCGTTCAAATTCTCGCCTTGGCTAATCGGCTGGGCAAGGATTTGGTCAGGGACTACGAATGGCAACGTTTGGTGCAAGCGTACATCTGGCAAACCCAGAATGCTGTGAGCACCACAGGCAACATTACTGCAAACTCTAAAGTCATCACCAATATTCCTGACACTTCTGGGTTGCAAGTGGGCAATGTGGTGACTGGCACAGGGCAGACCCCTTACGCTGAGATTTTGACGATTGATAGCGCCACACAGGTGACTTTAAACGCGCCTGTGACCACTTCCACAGCCTCGGTTTCAATGACCTTTGCCAAGCAAGATTACGATCTGCCAAGCGGATATGACCGCATGATTTCCGATACCAATTGGGACAGGACAGACCACTGGCGCAATCTGGGTACGAAATCCAGTCAAGACTGGCAGTTCTTACAAGGCGGGATTATTTCGATTGGCCCAAGAGAGCGTTATCGGATTTACAACAATAAATTCCGCATCTTTCAAGCCTTGACCACTGTTTACAACTTTTCTTTTGAATATGTTTCTAACTGGTGGGTTTGTGCCACAGGCTCAGATCAAGGGACAAAATCTGCGTTTACGGCAGATACAGATACTTGTGTGTTTCCTGATGATTTGATGTTGGCTGGCTTGAAGTTCTATTTCCTGAAAGCCAAGAAGCTGGATTATTCGATTGAGCTGGGTGAGTTTATGCGTACCTTGTCATATTGCAAAGCGCAGGATGTTCCAGTATCTGCAATGTCTTTGGCTCCAGTTGGCATGAATCAATTGGTTGGGCCTTGGAGCGTACAGGACGGCAACTGGCCGAGCGTCTGATGTTAAGTTCATTTGCCCGAATCCCCAAACAGCAAGCCTCCCAAACAATCACCGTTGCCGCCCCTATTGGGGGTTGGAACGCCAGAGATGCATTGGGCGCTATGGACCCTCTGGATGCGGTCACATTGACAAATTTCTGGCCTGGCACTAACTCGGTCATCCTGCGAAACGGTTACACCAAGCACGCTACTGGCTTGCCTGGCGTTGTTCAGACGCTGATGGCTTACAGTTCAGGCACATCAAACAAGCTATTTGCGGCCTGTGTTGACAGTATTTACGATGTCACCAACACTGGCGCTGTGGGTGCGGCTGATGTAACAAGTCTCTCAAACGCCAAATTCCAATACATCAATATGACCACCACTGGCGGGTCTTACCTGATGTGCGTTAATGGTGCAGACAAACTACGCTATTACGATGGATCGGCATGGCACAAAGATGGTGACGGTTCGCCCTACGCCATTACAGGGATTGACACTGCTACCTGCTCAAACATTACCTTGTTTAAGAATCGGGTATGGCTGATTGAAACTGGAACGCTAAAGGCATGGTATTTGCCAATTAACTCTATTGGCGGGGCGGCAACCAGTTTGGATATGTCAAGCCTTGTTCAGCAGGGTGGCTACATCATGGCGGGAATGACTTGGACGCTAGATGCTGGTTACGGCATGGACGATTATTTGGCGTTTATTACCTCTGTTGGTGAAGTGGTGGTATGGCGCTTAACTGACCCAACGACCCCATCTGGCATTTCCATGATTGGTGTTTATTCCATTGGCGCACCGATCGGACGCAGATGTTGGACTAAATTTGGCGGGGACTTGTTGATCATTACGCAAGACGGTGTAGTGCCTATGTCTGGGTCACTGCAAAGCTCACGGCTTGACCCGAGGGTGTCGATTACCAACAAAATCCAATACGCCATGAGCGTAGCCATATCAACGTATGGTGCTAATTTTGGGTGGCAATTGCTGTATTACCCAAAAGAAAATCAGTTAATCCTTAACGTGCCAATCCAGACTGGACAAGAGCAGCAGTATGTGATGAACAACATTACCAAGAGCTGGTGCAACTTTACAGGCTGGTCAACAACGTGTTGGGAGTTGCATATTGATGATCCTTATTTTGGGGGTGATGGATTTGTGGCGCAGGCATGGGATGGCAACACTGATGATGTATCTGACATCAATGGATTTGGGCTTCAGAGCTTTCAAACCTACGGTACAGCGCTTCAAAAGCAATGCAAGATGATTCGTTATCACCTCCAGACTGATGGAACGCCATCTGTTTTTGGCAACGTGAACGTGGATTACAACTTGGCTGATGAATCGGCACAGCTTAACTTTTCCACGACTCAGTATGGGGTTTGGGGTGCAGGATTGTGGGGTTCAGCTTTGTGGGGCGGGTCTCTTGTCCCAAGTGCTGATTGGCAGGGTGCAACAAGTATTGGATATACCTTTGCTCCGCTGATCAAAACTGCAACGCAGGGCATACAATTACAGTGGGTCGCAACCGATCTATTGTTCGAGGCTGGCGGTGTGCTTTGAAATAACCTCGGATCATGCGGCTGGTCATTGGACTGCCGAGCAGATCGAAGGTGGGTATTACGAAGCAAGAAGTCGGGCTATCGGATTAAAAAAAAACGGCGAGTTTGTTGCTGGTGTGATTTACGAGAATTGGAATAGGCGGTCAATTACCTGTCATATTGCAATTACTGGTCGATTGACACCAAGCTACTTGGCGGCGATTTTTGACTATCCATACATGGTTTGCGATGTCCAAAAAATCATTGTTCCAGTAGATGCAACAAACTTAAAGAGTATTGTCTTGGTTGAAAAAATGGGCTTCACTGAAGAGGCCAGAATCAAAGACGGTATGGCTGATGGGGATTTAATCCTGTACACATTGGCAAAAGAAGATTGCAAATATTTAGGGGAACGATATGGGAAAAAAAGCACCCGCCGCACCAGCAGCACCTGATTACGCAGGAGCCGCAGTAGCGCAAGGCGCAGCAAACTTGGAAGCCGCAAGAGCCACGGCTCGACTGTCAAACCCCAATATGTATACGCCTTATGGCACTCAAACAGTGACCTATGAGGGTGACACGCCAACAGTTCGACAGACCCTTACCCCTACCGCACAAAAGACGTTAGAAGCCCAGCAGGGTGTAGATTTGTCTTTGGCTAACCTTGGACAAAAAGGCGCAGGGATTGCTAGTAACGTGCTGGACAAGCCATTTACCTTTGGTGGCCCTGCTGTACAGACTTCATTGGACACCAGCAATATTGCAAAGATGCCAGTTAATGCTGGCACGACAGGTCAAGAGGCAATCATGGCTCGGCTTGAGCCGCAATTGGCTAAACAGCGGGTGAGCACTGAAACTAACTTGATTAATCAAGGATTACGGCCTGGCACTGAGGCATACAACAATGCCGCCCAAATCCTTGGACAACAAGAAAACGATGCTCGGACGCAAGCTGTTTTGCAGGGTCTCAATCTTGATATTGGTGCAAATGCACAAGGTTTTAACCAAGCATTGCAAGGCGGTCAGTTTGGCAACACTGCTCAACAACAAGCGCTTGCAGAGGCCATCCAACAACGTCAGATGCCATTGAACGAGATCAATGCGCTGATGAGTAGCTCGCAAATTCAAAACCCGCAGTTTGGTGCTTATTCTGGCGCTAACGTGCAGGCTGCTCCAGTTGCACAAGCGGCATCACAAAAAGGTGCATACGATGCAAACGCATACAACCAACAGGTTGCTGCACAAAATGCCAATACCGCTGGTTTGTTTTCGTTGGGTGGTGCAGCTATGAAATTCTTGGCGTAAGGAGATTTAGATGCCAGATATTAATTTAAGTCCCTACACAGCCGAACAGCAGGCAATTGATCGCCGCCGCAAAATGGCTGAGTTGTTGCAACAACAATCGTCTGCGCCAATTGAAATGCCAACGGTGGCAGGCGTGCGAGTTAGCCCATATGCTGGCCTTGCAAAACTATTGCAAAGCTACGGCGCTGAAAGAGACATCAAAAAAGTTGAGCAAGAGCAAAAAGCATTAGGTGAAAAATATCAAGGCGAAAGAACAAGCCAATTTCAAGACTTAGCACGTTTGCTGAGTGCGCCAGGTCAAGCCGCGCAACCCGCTGTTGAGCCTGTATTTAATGAAGGCCAAAGCACCATCACTCAAGGCGGTCAAGAGGCCAAGCCTGCCCTGCCTGCTGGTTATCTGCCTGCCGAGGCGTTGTCTAAGTTTACAAATCCTGACATTCAGCAATTGGCAATGTCTCGAATCTTGTCTCAGATTGAGCCTAAAGCGCCGATTAAATTGGGTGCTGATGAATCTTTGTTGAATCCAAACAGCTATGAAGTTGTGGCAACAGGAAAGTCAAAAGAAACATATCACCCACCTGTAAATGAGTTTGATCCTAATTCTGGTCAAACTCTCAAAGTTGCATACAGTAATTTGGGAACTCGAAAAGTTATTGACACGGCTGGGGCTTATACGCTTGACCAATGGAATGCTATTCCTGCTGAAGCTAAAGCAAAATTGTTGTTTGATCAATACAAGTTTGGTAATTTGAGCGCTGAACAATTGTTGCAAGCAGGTCAGAAAAATGCACAGCTTGGTCAAGAATTGATAAAACTGCAATTTGAGACTGGTAAAGGTGGCCCTGGCCCTGTGACTATTCCTACCAATGCGCCAATGCCTAATCCTATGGCTGCCCCTGCTCCTGTCGCTGCTCCTGTGGCACAACCTGCTGTTGCGCCTGTAACAACCGCACAAGCCGCACCTAAAGCGAAGAAGCCTTATACGCAATTAAATGCACCAGCTCCAACACAACCTGAAGCTACACAAACTGATCAACCGCCTGCTGGATTAAGCCCTAAAGCACAGCAACAATGGATTTTAGAAAACGCCAAAAATAAACCATTGACAGAATCACAAGGCAATGCCGCCGCATTTGGTTTGCGGATGAAAGAATCAAACAAAATTTTGAATGATTTGGAAAATCAGGGCGTTACAAACACAGGCGCAATTCGATCTGCGGTGGCTGGAACTGTTGGCTTAACACCATTTGTTGGTGAAAATCTTGCCGAAAAAACATCTGCTGCAATGAATGCATTGCCTAGCTTTATGGGTGGCCCAAGTGGTGAACAACAACAAGTTGATCAAGCTCGCAGAAACTTCATTACCGCTGTGCTTCGTAAAGAATCTGGTGCTTCAATCAGCCCAACAGAATTTTCTAATGAAGAAAAGAAATATTTTCCGCAAGCTGGAGACACTGACAAAGTAATTGCTCAAAAACGTGCGGCGCGTGATCTTGCTATCCAAGCAATGGATATTCAATCTGGAAATAATCGTCAAGCTGGTTCGCCAAGAAATCCTCAAGCTGGTGCAACAAGCAACAATGACCCATTGGGATTGAGGAAAAAATAATGGCAACACTTGTTGAATTTCGCAATCAAAACCCGCAATACAACGATATGCCAGACCTTGATCTGGCTAATGCGTTGCATGACAAGTTTTATGCCGATATTCCTAAAAGCCAGTTTTTTCAACAATTAGGCGTTTCTAGCGCACAAATACCTGGCGCAGAAAAGTCTGCCACATTGCCGCCTAAACAACCGTCTATGCAAGACAAGATTTTGGGTGCTGCTGAAGTACCTCTAACTCTTGGATCGGGATTGATTGCAGGCATGGTTTCGCCATTGGCGGGTATTTATGGGACGTTAGCAAGCGGCAAATATGGTACGCAAGAGGGCATTAAGGCTGGAGAAAAAACCGCCTCAAATCTTGCCCAAGCATTGACCTATCAGCCCAGAACAGAAACCGCGCAAAACACCTTGCAATCATTAGCTGGTGCAATTGGCGGCATTCCACCTGTTATTGGAGTTGGTAATGCTGGCATGGCATTGTTGCCGGAGGCAATTAGCCAAACAAGGCGAGCTGTTGCACCTGCGGTGGCATCTACTCAGCAACGCATGGCGGCGCTTTTACAGCCCAAACAAACCGCAATGATGGGCGGTGGTGCTGCGTCTACTGATGAGGCTTTACTGCGCCAGCAACGTGCAATGAGCCAGAATATTCCGCTGACTAAAGGCGAGCAATTGCAAGATTTTGGTCTTTTAAAACGTGAATCTGACATACCAAAAGAAAACCCAGAATTGGCAAAAGGTTTAATTGAATTTAAACAAGGTCAAAAACAAAAGATTTTGCAACGTTTTGAAGATTTAGCCGAACAAACAGGAACAAAATCTGTGCCTGTCGACACTAATTTAAGAAGCGTTGGCACTATTGTTGATAAAGAAATAGTAAAACAATTTGATGCCAAAAAAGCAAAGGTAGATCAGGCTTACCAAGCGGCCCGAGATGCTGGTGAAACCAAACAAGTAATTAACACTGCGCCGCTAGATCAGTTTCTTGCCGAAAAAGCGCCAGAAGCTATTTCAGTGCCTGAGATTAATTCGATCAAAGCTAAATTGGATGCACTTAAAACAGCTCGCAATGGACAAGTGACTATTGATGATGTTGAGAATTTATATCAGGCGGCAGGTCAACTCGGCAAAAAAGGCGATCCATCTGGTGTGTTTATGGGTCAAGTTAAAGATGTCATCAATGACATAACAGAAGGTAAAGGTGGAGATTTATACCGAGCCGCTAGAACGCAACGCAAAGAGCTTGGCAATGATTTTGAAAACACTTATCGAGTGGCTAAATTGCTTGGCACAAAAGGCGGTTATGCAGATCGAGCCGTGGCGCTTGATGATGTGTTTTCTCATGTAGTGCTTGAAGGCAGTTTGGAAGAAATGCGAACTGTTACGCAATTACTTAAAAAAGGTGGGCCACAAGGTCAACAGGCTTATGCAGAGCTGCAAGGTCAGACTGTTCAGTATTTGAAAGATCAACTAACCAAGAATGCAAGCGATGAATTGTCTTATGCAAAACTAAAAAATGCAATTAATAACTTAGATCAAGAAGAAAAATTAACATATATGTTTGGCAAGCAAGGGCGTGAAATTTTAATTGATTTAAGAGATACTTTAAAAGATGCTTTGGTTAAACCGCCTGGCACTGTTAACTATTCCAACACTGGTAGCGTAGTGCTTAGAGGATTGGAAAAATTAGCAGCTTTAAAATTTCCATTGGCAAAAGATGCGGTTAATATGGCTAAAAATATAGAAATCAAAAAACAAGTGGAAGAATCTACAAAATACAACGCATTGGCTGATGCTTTGAAAGGTAAAAAATGAGTTACAACGGCAGCGGTACATTTCAGATAAACACCACTGGACAGCCAGTAGTCACAGGCACAGTCATTTCGGCAACAACGTTTAATTCTTTGACTGCTGATTTGGCAACAGGCCTGTCTACTGCCATCACAAAGGATGGTCAAACCACCACCACAGCGCGTATCCCATTTGCCGCTGGTATCACCTCAACATTAACGACTGATGCCACCAGCACTGGGTCTGGCTCAATTATTACGGCAGGTGGGGTTGGTATAGCCAAGAATCTTTATGTTGGCGTGAATGCCAATATAGCGGGTACTTTGGGGGTTACTGGTGTTGCTACATTTAGCGCTACGCCCATTTACTCTAGCTTGACAGCTTCAAGTGCTGTGGCAACAGATGCGTCCAAAGCGCTTGTGAGCGTTACAAACACAGGCACAGGCAGTAATGTGTTGGCTACTAGCCCAACTTTGATAACTCCTATTCTTGGTACGCCAACATCTGCAACATTGACGAATGCAACAGGATTACCTTTAACTACTGGTGTAACAGGTATTTTGCCAGAAGCAAATGGTGGTACTGGTTCATCTGCTGGTAATCAGATGTTCAAAAACCGCATCATCAACGGCGCAATGGTCATAGACCAAAGAAATGCGGGGGCAAGTGTTACACCTACAAATGACCAATATTTAACAGACCGCTTTACATACGTTGCGACACAAACATCAAAATTCACAGCGCAACAAAATGCTGGAAGTTTAAGCGCCGCCAACAGGCCCGCTGGGTTTATAAATTATCTTGGCTTCACTTCATCATCTGCTTACAGTGTCTTGGCTGGCGACATTTTTGCTGTTCGTCAAAAGATTGAAGGACTTAACGTAGCAGATTTAGGTTGGGGAACTGCGAATGCGTCAACAGTAACTTTATCGTTCTGGGTTCGAAGTTCTTTAACAGGAACATTTGCTGGCGCTTTGCTTAACGCTGACAACAGTCGTTCTTACCCATTTACTTTCACAATCAGCTCCGCAAGCACATGGGAGCAAAAAACCATCACTGTTGCTGGCGACACCTCTGGCACTTGGTTGACCACAAACGGCATAGGGTTACAGGTTGTTTTTAACCTTGGCACTGGAACAACAAGCAGTGGAACAGCTAATGCGTGGGCATCGGCTGCATATTTCTCAGCCACTGGCGCAACAAGCGTAGTCGGCACAAACGGCGCAACTTTTTACATCACAGGTGTCCAGCTTGAGAAAGGCTCAACAGCAACGAGCTTTGACTACAGGCCGTATGGCACTGAGTTGAGTCTGTGCCAGCGGTACTATTACCGTTGGATTCCATCGTCAAATGCAACAGATCAAATTGCAAATGGATATGCTTATACAACATCGGCTTGTTTTGTAACTGTTCCCTTTCCAGTGACAATGAGAATTAGGCCAACAGCTTTAGAAACATCTGGAACAAGTAGCGACTACAGGGTTGTGTACGGCAGTGGTTCTGTTGCGGTTTGCAATTCTGGGCCATCATTTTCAAATGCAAGTTATGCAAACGGGAATGTTCTTCCCGGCACTGCCGCTGTTTTAACAGCAAATGGTGGGATTGTTATGCAAAGCGCCACAGTCAACGGTTATCTTGGATGGAGTGCTGAACTATGATTTTCAAAATTCATTCAACCAACATGGACGGTCAAGTCATCTATGCTCGCATTGACGATGATGGCTTGTGCCGCCTGACTTGCACAGAAGACTACCCAGAGTTCAAGGCTTGGGTGGCTGAAGGTAACACACCAGAGCCTAGCGATGATTGAGAAAGACTTCGCAGTGCATGAGGCAGTCTGCGCCCAACGCTACACAGCGATAGAGAAGTCGTTTGTAGAAGGCGACCGCCGCATGACGCGTATTGAGTACCTGCTCTACATCGTCATCGGCGCTGTGTTGCTGGGGCCAGGCTTTGCTGGCGAGCTGATCAAAAAAGTTTTGGGGCTGTAAATTGACCCGATCACGATCCTCTTCGCCGCAAAAGCCTGTGTTAGTGCAATCCGCGAAGGAACCGAGCTTTATAAGCAAGCCAAAGAGTCTTTCTTGGAGGTTAAGTCCACTGTTGACCAAGCTATTGGTGTTGCCGTTGAGGTGCGAGGATTCTGGTCAAAGCTCTTCGGAGCAAAAACCAATGCGCCCAAGTCTGTGGCGAAAAAGAAGGAAAAGTATGTAGCTGTTGACGAAACCAAAGTGATGTCTGGAATTGTGGAACAGTTAACCACCTTTTTTAGACTTCAAGAACAGTTGGCGGCACACATTCGGGAAGAGGAAGAGAAAAGCAAAAACGTTTATGACCCCAATGCCAACTTGATGGAAGCGGCCCTGAAACGCATCATGGCGCAAGACCAAATGGCGGCTTTGGAGGTTGAGATACGAGAGGCGATGGTGTACGGTGCGCCGCCCGAGATGGGGGCTTTGTACAGTCGAACGTTTGAGACAAGAGACATTATTGCGGCAGAGCAAGAGCAGGCAAGACTAAAGCAGGAGGCAAAAGAGAGGTACAAGGCATGGCAACGTCAGGAAGCAAAAAGAAACTTCCAAGCAACGTCAGCGTACCTCGCGGCGACCTTAATCCTTATCGCATACCTGTGGATGTTTCTAGCAATCGTCAACAGGTGGGGGAAGACATAATGGGTTGGATTGCTTGCTGTGTTCTTGTCGCATTCTTGTTGCCAATGGGCGCTATGCTGTATTTGGACATTCTGGATGCCAAACATGAGGTCAAGGCACAAGCTGAAAAGATTGAACGGTTAAGACGCGAGATTGAAAGGAAAAAACGTGACAAAGAGCCTAGTAATATTTCTGACAATCCTGTGTATGACAGGGTGCGAAGACCGATTTCGTTATCCATGCCAAGACCCGAAAAACTGGAGTAATGCTGAGTGCAAGCCACCTGTTTGCACAGCCACAGGCACTTGCCCTGACCAACTTGTTAAACCTGAACAGGAGAAAAAGTAATGCCTACCATTGGACTTAAACAAAGCACCCGCATGACCGCAGAAGAAATTGAGGTTCGCATATGGGCTTGCGTTATTGTGGCCTTGGTGTTCATCCTGATCGGTTCTATGGGGATGTTCTTGTATTCGGTCACTTACGTCACCCAACCAATGGCTGGCATGGCTCCGATTGACAAGGTTTACACCACTCAAATCAGCACAATCATGGTGTTTGTGTCTGGCGTTTTAGGTGGTGTTGCTGGTCGATCTGGTGTGTCTGCTGTAGCTAAAGTCGCTGCCAAACCAGAGCCTGAAACCCCATGAAAGGGCTGTTATCTGGTCTTATAACCCTGCTTCTAACCTTTGGTGGGGGCTATTGGTACGGCAAGCACGTTGAAATTAAAGCCCAGCAAACAGAGGTGAATCGTCTAAATGCTGAAGCTCGAGTTAAAGAAGAGGCGCTTGGTAACGCCTTGGTTGCCACTACAAACGCATTGAGGAAGACAAATGAAAAAGCAAAACTGGCTGTGCGTGAGCGTAATGCTGCTATTGACAGTGGTGCTCTCAAGTTGCGCGTCAAAACGACCTGCCCCATACCAGCCTCCACAGATACCGCCCTTGCCTCCAGAGATAGCATTCAAGCAGAATCCGAACTTGACCGAGAGACTGCTAAAGCTCTTGTCGCCATCACCGACCAAGGAGATGCCAACACCCACCAGCTCAACGCCTGCATCGATGCCTACAACGCCGCCTATCAAACCTTGAAAGGAAAACCATGAACTTAACCGAAAACTTTACCCTTGAAGAACTGACCCACACAGATCACCGTGAGTTTGACAACACCCCAAATGAAAACGAGCTGGCTAATCTTCAGCGCTTGGCTGAGTTTTTGGAACAAGTCAAAGAAGTTTTGGGCGGCAAACCCATCATGATTAACTCGGCTTTTCGCTGTGCAGAGGTTAACAAAGCCGTGGGATCGTCAGACAAATCACAACACCGACTTGGGTGTGCGGCTGATATTCGTGTGCCAGGAATGACCCCTGATGAGGTTGTAAGCGCCATTATTGAATCTGGCTTGCCTTATGACCAAGTAATTCGCGAGTTTGACCGCTGGACGCACGTTTCAATCCCCAATACTGCGGTGACAACCCCTCGGGAAATGGCCTTAATCATTGACAAGCAGGGAACTCGGGTTTACGCCTAATCGCTAAACAAATAGATTAGCAAAACTAGGCCACCCACACCGACTGCTGCGCCAATAAAAAGAACAAAAATGGTGGTGATTATTTCTCCCATCTGGCGCACATCTCCCTTACTGTTTTGGTCTTTCTGGGTTTCTTGCAAACTTTACTGATGGACTTCTGTCTGGCATTTTGAATCAATTCAGCGGCAGTTGGTGGACGAGGATGCCAACTCAACACAAATGCCAGCAAAATAATCCAAGGCATTTAGATTGATCCTCTTTTAAGCCGCCACTCACGTTCTAGCCTGTTGGCTTTTGATCTGGTCTTATTGCCTGTTAGCTCAATAAACCCCATCTTTTCCAATTCAGGCAAGCGCCGAGCTACCTGATTGCTGTCCAGCCCTGCCGCCGCAGCAATACCGTCTTTGCCCATATTGCCATTTTTAAGCGCTTGCACAATGGCTTTATGGTGTTTGCTAACCAAGTCTGCAACCTGATCAGCGGCCTCAAATGAGGTTATTGGGTCTGTGGCCCTGACCCGAGGGAATTTCAGGTCAGGAAACCAGATGCGTCCTAGTAAGCTCATGGTCAAAAGGGAATATTGTCAGGAAGATCGTCAAAACCACCTTTGCGAGGCTTTGCTTCTTCTAGGTCATAACAGTTGGCCCAACCGTTCCAGCCGCCCTCCACCAAAGGCACAGCGTCCATCTTGATTTTGAGGTTTTCATTGTCATCCAAGAATACTGAGCCAATGTTTTGATAGCGTTTCTTTTCAGCGCCATCTTTGTTGGTGTAAGTGCCAGTAACGACTACGATGTTTTTAAATTTTTTCATGGGAGGCTTTCAAGTTGTTGAATTTTCAGGTCTACGTCACCCAAAAACTGGATGACTGAATTCTCAAGCAAATTAACCATGTCTGGGTCATAGTTAATGCGCTTTATGAATAGTTGGTATTTCTCACTAAGACGAGGATCGAAACTTACAAAATCGCACCAAGGGCGGTCTGCACAGGTCATTTGCCACATCATCTGAATGACGTATTTCTCAGGCACTTTGCGGTCTAACAGGGTCTGAAGATGCGTGGCTGTATTTGGGCATTTGATCTCCACCATACCCTCCGCGGCTAGACCATCAGGGGACGCACCAGACATGGTGATCCAAGGGTGGTTGATAAACCCTACCTCAGTCACCAACAAGTCCATTCTGGCCTCATATGCGGCTCTGGCAAAGGGCTCGGTGTCTGTACCCCATTGCATTGCGGTATTGCTGTAAGACTCGGCAGGCTTGCCTGTTAACCGTTCACAGACCAGTTGGGCAAGGTAATTCTCGCGGCTGGCGCTTGGCCCTGTTTTGGTCTTGGCAATGATGTCTGCCACACGGCTGGCGGTGACCTTACCGCATCGAGCTGCAAACCATTCTTCTGTACGCTGTTCCATTATTTGCCTTTCAGTTGTTTAGACAATGTGGTTTCCAATTGCGCCTTTTTAGCGTCTTTTTTGGCTATTACCTTGGTCTGCCATGCTTGCTCGCCATTTGTAGCCTTGTAAGCCTGTTTATAGGCTTCTTGAAGCTCTTTGATGGTGGTGACTTCATCCATTGCCGCTAACAAGTCAGCTATCTTGTTTTCGTTGACCGTGGACTTGATTTCGGTGCGGCGGCTGGCGCTGTTGCCATCATCGTCTTCTGGCGCTATGCCACACGCCGCCATCAGGCTGTATCGCCTGGCATACGTCAGGGCAGAACCGTAGCCCTGTGGGTCTTGTTTGCTGGCAGGAACGTGGAGAATGCCGCATTCCAGCATTTCACCCGATTCATGAATAAACATGGTTTCCACCATTACGCCATCGGTGCAGTCATAGCATTTCTGGATTAAGGCAATACCGTTGTCGTTTAGGCCAGCAATAACGGCTTCCACACAGGCGGCAAGGTCTGCATAGCGGGACTTGAAATGCGGGTTGGTTGAGGATTTAAGGGCAGGGCCAAAGGCTTTTTGAGCTTTGACAAGGGCTGTGGCAATTTGTTTCATGTTGTTCCTTAGTAATACCATTTGGGGCCACAGGTCACATCTACGATGGTCTCTGCGGTGTAGCCGTTAATCTTGCGTTTGCCAAATACTGTGATGGCTCGCAGGCCAGAGGTCTCGCACTGCTTAACAGCGTCAATAACCTCATTCCTACCCATTGCTTGAATTTGCTTATCCATGATGAGCTGTTGTTCGGTCATTTTGGGTTCGCTGGCGCAGCCGACCAGCGCCAAGAGCAAAAGTGAATATTTCATTTAAGGTCTCCAAATAAACAAGTCAAGCAAGATCACCACAATGGCGGCAACCGAAACAATCCAAAGGGCGACCTGCGCCCAATCGGTAGGTTTTTTGTAGGTTTCAATTTCAAACATGGTTACTCCTTACACGCACAATGGCGCAAATTCACGTTCAAGGGATTCAATAACGGCGGCTGACAGCACGTTATAAAGCTCGGTAGTGCCAAGATAGCAGTGCCATAAATTGCCACTTACTGGGCAAAAATAACAATCAAAAGGAACAACCATGTCGTGGTGTTCAATTTGCATATGTTCAAGACCTTGGGCAATCATGCCCTTGGCATCTGAAAATGGTAATGTTGCAATGTGACTCATATTTACTCCTAAAAGACCCTGTGCGAAATTGCTGGGGCATGGGTGCATTGTTAAGCCAACTTAACCACCAGTCAAGACTTTTTTGTAGGGACAAACCCTAGTGTTGCTATTTTGTTAAGTTTCCTTACAATTACGCCATGACCAAAACTGACCTTATCAAACTTGCAGGCTCGCAGAGTGAGCTTGCCAAGCTGTTAACCATTTCCAAATCGGCTGTTTGCCAGTGGAAAGAGCAGATTCCCGAGCTGAGAATGCGCCAGCTTAGAGACTTGCGGCCTGATTGGTTTGTGATGTAAGATTGTTTGAAACGCGGCTAGGGTAGCTCCCGAAAAGACGATTCTTCACCGTCCTGCCGAAGTTTCTCATGTGAAGATGACCGATGAAGTAAGGTTTCTATGCACTATTTTCAATTTCATATTGGCGACTACCGCGCCGCCACCGCACATTTATCTAATGATGAAGATTTGGCTTACCGCCGACTTCTGGATATGTATTACGACACCGAAAACCAAATCCCATTGGATACCCAGTGGGTTGCCAAGCGGTTGCGAATGGATTGCGATGTGGTTAAGGTTGTTTTGCAAGATATGTTTAAGTTAACTGAAACAGGTTGGCATCATGATCGATGCGAAACAGTTATAGAACAATATCACGCAATGGCTGAGAAAAATAGGGCTAATGGTCGCCTTGGTGGGCGTAAAAAGAACCCAGTGGCTACCGACTCGCAACCCATCGCTAAGGCAACCATAAACAATGAACCAATAACCAATAACCATATTAAAGAATCTAAAGATTCTTTGTCGGCAGGGTTGCCGACTTGCCCACATCAGGACATTTTGAATCTTTACAAAAAGCATTTGCCACAACTTGCCCAGCCAAGGGTTTGGGATGGTGTCAGGCAGACCAACCTACGGCAACGGTGGTTGCAAGCTGCCAAACCGTCAGAATTCAGCCCACAGGGGTACGCCAATCAATCCGATGGGTTGGCATGGTGGGATTCTTTTTTTGCCTACATTGCCAACGACACCAAGCTGGCGCAGGGGTTTGAAACCAAGGACAGGACATGGCGACCTGATCTTGTGTGGATTGTCAACGCAACCAATTTCGCCAAAATTATTGATGGGAAGTACCAAAAATGAGCTTTGCCAAACCTGAAACCAAAAAAGAAGACAATTTCGATGCCATCCAAAAACTGATGTGCTCAGTGCCTGGCTGTCCCAATCGCTGGTCAGTTCACATGGATGGCGACAAGCCCAAGTGCTCAAAGCACCAGTGGCAAAAGACAGAAAAAAAACCTGTTGCCAAAAGCTGGCATGAAGTGGGGGAGGAATTTTGATTGATGAATACAGAACACTTGCAAACCAGCTCCTCGACAAAGTTAAAGACGGCGAAGAATTTAGCCGACTTGACATTGACAGAGCGCTTAGAGATGCAGGAGACCTTGCGCCAGTGCGAAGCCAGGGAATGGATCAAGCGCTACCGCAAGAAGGTTAGGGAAGAGGGGAAAGCCGAAGCATACGAGTGGTGGCTGAAAACCTGCTCAACCTTAGCCAAAAAACGTGGGCAAGCCGCCCTTGATGACCTAAAAAAGCGGATGAACGATGAGACACGCTAAACGTGTGGACGCAAACCAAGACGCTATCGTTGCCACTTTGCGAGCTGCTGGCGCTTATGTTTGGATTATTGGGTTGCCAGTCGATTTGCTGGTAGGGTTTGCAAACCACACATGGCTTGTTGAGATCAAACGTGACCATAAAGCGCGTTTAACAGCCCTACAAGCCGACTTTTTTCAAAGTTGGACTGGAGGTACGTTGGCGAGGATTGACAGCCCTGAAGCGGCTTTGAGGATGATTGGAGTTTTGAAGTGAACCCATACAAAATCATTGAGCCAACGTGCATCAGTTTTAGCGGTGGGCGCACAAGTGGTTATATGTTATATAAAGTATTAGAAGCTGGGGGGGGGCAACTGCCAACCGATGCCATTGTTTGTTTTGCCAATACTGGCAAAGAAGATGAAGCAACCTTGAAATTTGTCCAAGCCTGTTCTGATAACTGGAATGTTGAGATTCACTGGATTGAATATCAAAATGACGAGCCAGCTTTTGTGCGGGTTGACTTTCAGACCGCCAGCAGAAATGGCGAACCTTTTGAGGCGCTTATTCGCAAACGGCAGTATTTGCCCAATCCTGTGACTAGATTTTGCACATCAGAATTAAAAATTCGCACCATACATAAGTACCTTAAATCTTTAGGTTGGGAACACAATGAAACAATGGATTGGATTGGGATGAGGGCAGATGAACAACGCAGAGCTGCCAAGATTGCCGACAAATCTAGAATTCCATTGGTGACTGCTGGCGTGACCAAGGAAACAGTCGGAGAGTTTTGGCGTAATCAACCATTTGATTTGGAATTGCCAAACATCAATGGCGTGACATATCACG